TCTAAGTTCACAGTTGGTCCTTCTGGATGGCCTAGTTCGCCGAATGCTCTATTTTTATTGATAAATTCTTGGTTATATCTTTTGACTTCTTTTAGAAGTATGTTACTTGGGTAAATTCTACCGTTACGGTTTTTAATGTCTGATTGTAAAAATATACCTTTAATAGTATAGTTTTTTTTACCTTCTTTTTCTTCTACGATATATGTAGCGTCGTTGATTTCTTCTCTTATAAGTTTCATAGTTCTCTCTCTTACTATTTATATTTTATCTAAACTCTATCACTAATGAATAGTTATCTCCACTAGCAAAATTTCGTGTGCTTAATAATACGTCACCTGTTGGTGTAGTAGCATTATTTGTGATCTCATCTCCCGCTTCTCTTAAATCAAAAAAACCTTGGCCACTTAAAAACAAAGCTGTAGCATTTGTAGCGCCGGCCCATTTAAGTTCTACAGCTGATTTAGGGTTTGCTGTATTCACAGAAAACCATATTTTAGCAATCTTTCGGCTACCATTTTCAGTCATAAAAGTAGTAGCTGAAGCATCTACTTTAATAACATCTGTTTCACCAGTGCCATCAGAAATGTTTGTTAATTTAGCAACAAACTTTACGCCTGATGTATCTACTAATGTTTGTGTTGTAACTGTATCTGCCATTAATCCGTAAATCCTTTTTCTTTATGACACTCTATAACAAGATTATAACTTGTTATATTATCATCACTTGTTAACAATAAATTACTAGATGAAGTTGATTTAATTTTAGGTTCACCAGGTTTTAAACCATAGTTACCTTTACCATTAATTACCAATTTTTCTTCATCATTAAAGAGTAAAGTAATATCTCCACTCCCCTCTAATTCATAATAAACATTTGCTATAGAAATTATTGGTTCACTCGAAGCATTATTTAATTCTAAAGCAGTTATCAAAATTTGTTCTGTTTCACTACCAACGCCGTTGGCCTTTACAATAACTTTAAAACTATCATCTACTAATGTCGTAGTTGATATGGTCATAAAATTAACTTCTTGGAGAACCTACAGCGCTTACTTTTCCAGCTGCCATAGTGATAACATCACCTGGAGCTTTTTCTATAATAACAGAATCACCAGCTGCATGTAAATATATTTCTCCTAAAACTGTGCTATCTTCAGAACGCACTTCAATTGTTTGTGTACCACTTGTTGCTACACAATTAACAAATTGAGCTCTACTAATATTATCCAAAAAAGGATTTGTAGTAACTGTTCCTTTTACTATAATTGTTGACATTTATTTTATTCCTAATTGTTCGTTTATTTCTTTGTCAAAATATTTTTCAATATCTTCTTTTTTTATATTATAAGAAGCCACAACCTTTTCTACAGCTCCTTCAAATCTACTTAATATATCTTGTTGTCCACTCTCAATCAATCTATATATTTCTTTAACGGCCTCTTTTGACTTAGGTGTTAATTCATTATAAGACTTTGAGTTCATAACTCTAGTTTCTTTTACGATATTACTTATCTTGTTTTTCATTTGCAACCGGTTCAGCAATTACGGGCTTAGGATCGCTATATGGTTCTGCTTCAAGTTGTCCTTGAAACAATACACCTGCTAATTCTTTTCTTCTAGCTTCTAAAGCGTCACCTACTTTATTTCTTAAAGCATCTTTAAACGCTTCGCCAGCTTCAGCTGCTTGTCCTAATGACAATTTGTCTATAAAATTTTTAACTTGTTCACTCATGTTTTTCTCCTATTCTTATATTTATACTATAATTCAGTTTTATCAGGTGTTTTTGTATCAACAGAATCATCACCTAGTTTGTCTATAGAGCTTGAAATACCTTCTTTTTTTATCTCATTATCTATTTCTTCTATATCTCTTTCACTTTGTTTTAATATGTTTTTACGTATATACTTGTTAGAAAAGTATTTACCAACATAATTAGACATACTATCAGTTAAAGCAATACGGTCTTTTAACATTTCACTTTCTTTTAGTTCTGAAAAATGACCATCACTTAAAAAGTCATAATTAATAGTTGATTGTATTGTACCCCAATCTTCTTCAGCTATAATACCTTTTAATACTAATTGTGTTCTTAATATATCACTAAACAGTTCAGTAAATTTCTTTCTTAATCTTTGAACAAACTTAGTAAACTTTAATTCATCTCTACTGATTTCAGCAGCTCTACCAATATTAAATCCTGTAGATGCTTCTAATCTGCTGATAGGCACGTTAAGAGAACGATATAATTTCTTTTGGAAATATTCTATATCAGCAATTTCTCCTAAATTTTGGCCACCTGGTAATGTAGTGATTTCAGTTCCTCGACCACCTTCTCTACGTGGTAACCAATAATCTTCCAACATATTCATATAGCTACGATCATCTCTAATTTCACCTGTGCTGGCGTCATAGACAAGTTTGTTTCTATATCTTGCCATCACATCTCTTAAATATTGTTCTGCTTTAACTTTAGGAAGATTACCTACATCAATATAAAATATTCTTCTTTCAGGTGCTCGAGCAATACGATAGATTACCATAGCATCTTCAATCATACGTAATTGATTTACTGATTTTATGGCTTTATGTAAATAAGATAAAACTAAATTTCTATTTTGATCTATTAATCCTGATGAAGCATAAGCAATAGTATCTGGAGCAATTCTTACACCAGAACCAGAAGTAGCACCAGAAATACCTTTTTCATTAAATAAAAAATATTCTTCATATTCACTTATTATATCTAAATTGGTCTGTTGTCTTTGTTTGCTTATTTCTCTAACTTTTTTAATTTTTCTAGGATCAATATACTTTAATTCTACTATACCATTTCTAGGATTTTCTCTATCAATAACTTTTTGATAATACATACGGCCGTCTACATACCATCTTCTAAAGATGTCATGGCCTTTTGTGTTAAAATCCATTAAACGTAATATGTGTTTAAACTCATCTTCAATTTTTCTTCTTACTTCTTTTCCGAAAGGAAGATTTGTTAAATCTGGTTTTACAGCATCTTTATTTTCATTTGAAACGATAGCTTCGTTCACTATATCATCTACAGCTGTATCACACTCTGGATGTAATGAAACTTCTCTATATCGTCTTACTAAATCAGCTTCGTTCTTCGCTGTACCTTCTAAGTCTAAAAATTGACCAGAATAACCACCAACAGCAGAAACGGTTGTTGCTCCGTCATCAGCTACTGGTATACTAAAATTTTGTTTGGGGTCTTGGTCTTTTTTCTTTCGTGTTATACTAAATCCAAATAGATCGGCCATAATTAAATCCTTTTTTCACCAATTATACGATTAGAAAATGAGTGATGTTGTTGTTTCATAATATTATTTATAAGTTCAAAAAGAGCCGCTTTTTGGACGGCTCTTCTTGTTAATACTCTATTAAGTAGTAGTATTTGTTTCAAAAAACTGATAAGCAAATGTTACTGAAAATTCTTCAATAGCATCAACTGTATCATAACTTAAAGCAATTTCACCAATGTTTGTTGGAAATAAACTTCTTAAAGTGTAAGACTTAACAGTATTACCATTTCTGTCTAGTTGATCTACGAAAGCGTCAACTTGATAATCAGCAGGATTTGTTAATCCTTCGTTATCTGACATATTGTTAATACCATTTTGCCATCTTTCGAAAGCATTTCTAACTTTAAAGTTAGTGTCATTTATAACTGTTACGTTCCAATCAGCAAAAGTTCTATCTCCAGCTATTTTAATAGATCGGCCTCTAAATTTAATATCGACCGTACCTACTGTCATAGCAGGAATAACTGTTGCTTTACAAAGAAACGCTAGTTCTTCTATTTCGCCACCAACTTGAGCGTAACCAGGAAAAGGCATTACTACCTTAAACTGATTGGCACGAGCGCCTCCGCCAGCAAGTTTAGCTTTGAAGTCATTAATGTTTGCCATTTTTTATTCTCCTATTCTAAAATTACCCAGCTACTTCTTCAAAAGAAACGCCAGTTCTTGTTGCTACAAATTGTAAAGTAATGAAGTTAATGCTTCTAGCAGGTTTTATAAAAATCTCCGCTATAAATTCATTTCTATCAATTACTTCGCCTGTGTTATTCGTTTCGTCACACACAACTAAAAAGTCTGTGAGACCACGTCTGCCTTGTACCTCTCGTAAGAATGGCTCAACGATATTTCTAAAGTTTGCTCTAGTAAACTCGTCGTTAAATTCAAACAATTGGAATTTAGAAGCCGTAGCGATTGCTTTTTCTAAAGTGATAAACAATCTTCGTACATTTATTCTATCAAAAGCAGATGGAGCACTTAATCCTGTTTTATCACCAAACAGTACAGTACCTTGTCCAGGGAAAGTTACTACTGGATTGATTCTGCTTCTGTATAGGTCATCTCTTTGTGTCTTATTAGGATTGTATGCTAATTTAACTGCGCCTCTTACATTACCACGGTTAAAACCGGCTGGTGAATACCAAGAGTCAGCAATTAGATCAGTTCTAGCCGCTAAGCCAGCCATATCGCCATTTAATGGAACGTATCTGTAAACATCATTGTATCTATCGTATTGATATTTGTATCCACTATCGAACACCACATAAGAAGATGAACGAATAGTTGAGTAAGCATCAATAACGTTTAGAGTTTGTGTGTTAGCAGAAGCAACATTCACAACGTCTGCTCTCTCTGGAGATACAAACGCTATAGCGTCTTTTCTATTTTCTGCAATTGTAATTAAATTGTCAATGTGTGTAGCCGTACAAGTTCCACCTATAATTAATCCGATGTCTACTGTTTCAGCATCTTCGAATTTTTCATAAGCAGTCTTTTTTTGGCCTACTGTTACTGAAGAACCATCTGAACCACCTGATAGTGATTCTAAAGTTGGAACAGTTACAGCTGTAAATGTAGTACCAGCAGCGTTTGAGCCCCAGTTTGCACCACTTGAATTATGGTCCATCCAATAAATATATCTTGATTTATTGTATATTACATCTACATAATAATTTGAATCTCCTTGAGGTGTTTTAGCGTCAGCAGCTTTTGATGCTGAGTCAAACACTTCTAAGATTGTACCAGCAGTACCAGAAATACCACCATCTTCATCTACAACGACAATATGAATTTCGTCATTAGAACCGCCTCTATCAGAAGCGAATGGTGAAGTACCTGGAGCGCCAGCTACTCTTTCGTAATATTTCCAATAACGTTTTACATTAGCACCGTTTGTTAATGCTACGTGTAATCCGCCTTGGCCTGTGTCTGCTCTTACAAAAGTAATGTCGTTAGTAGAAACTACAGTTACTCTATACTTGTAACCGTCATAATCAGTGCCGGCTGCAGTAGTAGAAAATTCTACTATGTCGCCTACATTAATATTAGTTCCTGATGTGAAAGTTACAGTAGTATCTCCTACAGCTGTTGAAGCGTCATTAACTGTTGTTACTGCCGCTGTCGTATATGCTGTAGCACTTGGACAAGTTGATACTGATAAATTGTTACCAAAAGCACCTGCTTCTCTAGCAGCAAAAGTTCCGATTGAAGCTGATCCTGTAGAATAGTTGTCTTGGTAGTCTTGTGTATTTTTTATTAAAATACCACTACTGTTAGCGGTAGCGTTTAATAATCCTGTGTTAGTTGCTCGTACTACTCTTAAAGCGTTAGAGTATTGTAGAAAGTTGGCAGCACAAAAAAAGTCCTCAAAGTTATTTGAGTCTGGTTTGCCAAACGTGTCTACTAATTCTTGCTCACTAGAAACCGTTACGATTTCGTCAAGTGGACCTTTTAAGAATCTAGCTGCTATAGCACCTACCGAAGTTGATACAGCAGGAATAATTCTTGTTAGATCTCTTTCCTGTACGAGAACACCTGGTGATACTTGAAATGCCATTAGGTTTTCTCCTTTTTTAATTAGCTAATTTTATCATATGTTTCAAAACTCGTATTATTCATACGCCCATAATCAAAGTTAATCATCTACAATCTATTTATAATACGCTGGTTTTGTACATTATTCACCTTTTCTAACGACTGGATGCCACGTTTCTCCATACTCATCCTTAAATGGTTGAGTATCTTCAGTGTTTAAACCATCATCTATAAATCCAAAAGGCGCCATATCTTGTTCAATTATATTAGATTGTTCTTCGTATAACTTAGAACGAACATCAGAATTACTTAATTCTTTAAAGTATGTTTGATTTGATAACCAGCCAAATATAATCAGACAAGTCATTAAATCGTCATTGCAACCATCTTCTGCCATCCAAGAGTTATGTCGTCTAGCAAAGGTAGACATCTCCTCTATAATATTAAAGTCATTGATTATAAGTTTATCTGATTCAATAATAGTCTTTAAATTAGAACAACCTATTTTTTTAATTTGTTTAGTCATACGAACACCTAACTGACTTCCACGGCCACTAAAACCTGTACCTAATACCTGGCCAGCTCGGCCTCTTTGTGTTGTCATCAATACATTTTCATATTCTAAATCGTAATGAACAGCATCAGATATTTGGCCTCCTAAATCATTTACTTCGATTAATGTATGTGCTCTATTAAAGGCCTTACAAGTTTGTTCTATGATATTAGGAAACACTAAAGGTTTAATTTCGTTATTACGATATTTGGCCACAATCCTATATGGCATTTGTGTTACGTCAAAAATAATAAATGCTGAATAATCTTTTGTAATACCTCTTGCTACGTCAACTGTGCAAACATATATTTTATTCTTATCTGGCCTTTCAAATATATCTAAACCGCCTTGTGATTGTATAGGTCTTATATAAGGTATAACCTTAATTTTAGAAGGTGAGATTAAAGTATCAATTGATCCTAAAAATTCACACTCAAACTCACTGGCAAATTGTTCTTTACTTGTGTTACGTATTGTTTCTTCTTTCCATTTTTCATCACGGCCTGGAACTTCTGACCAATGAACTTCTACAGGAACATAATCATTTAATTTGTTTATTGAATCTGACCATAACTTATAATACATATTCATACCGTGAGGTGTTGAAACAATCACCATCTTTGTGCTTTTACCAGAAGAAATTGTAGGAAACACCGAACTAAAAAATTGTTCAGCAATGGTTGCTGGTACGAAAGCAAACTCGTCTAAGAAGATTATATTATAAGAACCTCCTCGAATGGCACTTGAAGATGTAGCAGCGGCCACAATCTTACTGCCGTTTTCTAATTCAATATTACCTTTATTCCAGTTTAATACACCTTGTTGTAAAAACTTTGGTATATTTTCATAGGCCAATTGCAAACGGCCTAATATATCTCTTGCTGTAGATGACTTGTTGGCCAATATGGCAATGTTACAATTTGGATTAAACAAAGCATAGTGAAGTAAATAAGAAACGATTGTGGTTGATTTACCTGACTGTCTTGGTAATTTACATATAGTAAAACGATTATTATGTATTGTGCCAACTATTTCTTTTTGAAAGCCATACATTTTAAAAGGTATCAGGCCGTCATCTAAAGAAACAATCTTTACATAGTTTTGAATAAAATATAAAGGGTCTTTAGAACATAAATCAAACTCTTGTATTTGTTCTTGTGTAAATTCTACAGGTACGTTTACTTTTTTAAGATTAGGATTACCAAGATATACGAAAGATTTTTCACTCATTAAATGTGTACCATGCTGTTGCTATATATTTTTCTTTGGTACTACTTATCTGTCCTCTATGAGGATGTGTATAGTAAGCAGGCCAAAATAAAGTTAAACCTTTTTTTGCTGGACTGGTAAGATTTTGATATAAAAATTCTGTGCCACCATTCTCAACGTCATTTAGATATGTCATAAAAACTAGATGTCTTTTTTTATTATGAGGCTTATAAGTGTTTTCAATATGCCATTTAAAAAATCCTTCATTTGGTTCATAGTATTGTATTTTAATTAAATCATTAATACCATAAGTACCAACATCACAAAAATCATATTTCTGTTTATATAATTTCAAAATATTATTCAAATGGTTTTCATATTCTTCATTTCTTAAACCTGTTTCTAAACTTATTTTAATAATCGGATCAATCACATCTTCTTTATTTAAGTATATTTTGTTTTCTTCTTTTTTACTTGTCTTAAATATATCAATCATTTTATCACAAATAGATTCAGGCATATACCAACCACCAATTAAACTTTCAGTAGGAAAAATATGTTCTTTATAATCACTCATTAATTATGGTTCCTTCTATATGTGTATAACCTAATTGTAAAGCGGCCTTTACTCTTTGACTGCCTTTAAAAACACTGTATTGTTTCTCAATATAAGGAGTGCCGTTAGCCCCCATACGTGATACATCATTGATCGTATGTTTAACAATTTGTATAGGTTCAATCATTTCTTCTCCATTAAGTATTTCTTTTAAAGGTATGGACGTTCTTATAAAAGTTAAATCACTTATCTGAAACGTCTGTTTGTTCAGGTAACTTTTTGTTGCTTTTAGTATTTTCATTTGCTTTCAATAACTGTTGTAATTCTTTTGTTGAACCTACGAACAGAGCATTTTTAATTTGAGGCGAAGCAGTCTTTGGTAGATTTTTTAATTCTTTTAATTTCTTTTGTAAATCTTGTAACTTATCTACTGTGCCAGCCACACTTGCTATAAGTTGGCCTGCTACTTCATATGCCCTTGGATGTTGGCCTTCTTTAGCGATCTCTAAAATACCTTCAATGGCCTGTTGGCCTTTTTCAATAAGATTATAATAATTCTCTCTACTATATTCATAGTCACTATCTATATCAGCTTTATTCTTGTCTTGTATTCTTGGTACAGGTGGATTTTCTACTTTGATAATAGATTCTAAAGTGGGTTTATCAGCTTCAATACCTAATATTTCATTTACCTTATCGTCAAGTTTAGTCATATATCTATTTATTCGTTACGTTATAGTTGATTATACATCTGATCTTTTCTTTTGGTTGACAAGACGTATGCCAGTGAGAACCATCAAATAATACTACTCTCCCTTGTTTAGGAGTAACTCTTTTTGATTCTTGTAAATCATCAAAGAAAGGTATTGGATCTTTTTTACTATATTGATTTTTATAGATAACAGTATCTCCATCAGCATCTGTAACATAATACAATATAACTAAATGTTTATCAAACAGGTCTATATGAGGTGTATCTATTTTTTTATTTTTAAGACTTAAAGGCAATTGTAAAAAAGAACGGCCTTGTATTATTTTTTTATAATCGTATTGAATATGTTTGCAACTATTTTGTATGATAGGTAAAACCAAATTATGATAGTCACTATTAATCTTTTCTTTTACTACAAATCTATGTTGAAAGCCAGGTCGTTGTTGTTTATTCTCAGAAGCGTGTGTAACATCAGATATAAAAAACCAATTAAAGTTATCACTTAAAAGAGTAAGTTTAATTTTTTCTTGTAGTTCTTTTTCTATAATGTTATCTATTACAATAGGTAGTTTCATAGATCATAAAACTATTTCTGTAGTTTAGAACCTTTGAACCAACTTGGTAATCCTAAATGAGGACGGCCATCAAAGATGTTATCACTCGAACCTTTTGTTGCTTCATTATTGTAATGCAAAAATACTTGACCACAATCTTTACCTTCAAAAGCATCTCTCCAATGTTCACAAAGATTACCTTTATAAACAAGCATATCACCAGGGTTTAAGATTACTTTAATTCCTTTTGTATGTTCAGTAACATATTTACCATCTTTTAATCCACCTTTTTTAGGATCTTTTTCTATAAAAATAGGCCATTCATCGCCACCTAGATTTAATGTTGTAGATATTTCACAACTAAAACGGTCTTTGTGTCTATGAAGTATATCACCTTTTTTATAGATACGAGCATAAGCATATGTTGGTATCAATTTAATTTTTGTTAATTTTTCCATCTTTGGCTGAACGGCCAATAATAAAGTTTCCATAGCAACATCACCATAATGTGAATATGTATTTGGTATCTGTTCATCATTCCATACACCCCATTCAGTAGTGAACGGAGAAATAAATCTTGTATCAAAAAATGTTCTTGCTACTTGTCTTTTCATTAAAAAATAGTTATAAACAAATTCAGCCACCTTTGGTTCAATGGCCTCTTTTATCACTAGATAGTTATTCTTTTCAAAACTCATAATCTTTTTACTCCTTCTATTATCATGTTTCTTACTGCCTGTATGTTAAAATGTATAAACCTAAATGGTTCTACACCATCATCAACGGCATATTGATGTGGCATATATGAATTAAAAAATATCATTGTACCAGGTTTCGGCCTATAATTCACTATATCTTGGCCAAAAGACACTTGTGATTTATCTTTTAATGGTAGTTTAGTCATCAAAGCACCTGGCCTTGGATCGTGAAATAATGGAAAAGATGTTTTTTCAGAACACTTTAGAAAATAAAATCCTGATATATGGTTATCCCAATGAATATGTGTGTCGTGATGGCCACCACCATTTTTAGAAAACTCTTGTACCCAAAATTCAGTAAAGAACATTGTATATTGTTTCATATCAAAACCTTGGCCGTCCATAATATTCCAAGCTGTATTACCAATATAGTCTTGTATATCTTTTAGGCCTGGATCGTTTTGAAGTGGGCCAGAATGATAAGACATACCGTGGTCTTTCACTTTAGCAAAATCTTTTTTACCTAAAAACTTTTCTCTTTCTTTCATTTTAGGCTTTTCTCTATCGTAGGCCTCTTTAATGTATCGATCACAAACTTTGTTTGTTGAATTTAACCATTCAGGTTTATCAATTACATAAATTGGGCAGCCAAAATACACATCTGTTCTTAAATCATTACCATTTGTTACTATTGCCATAATATACTCCTATTATCTAAACGGATATCCTAGATTCCACATTACTAAAGAATATCTAGTTCCTTTTGTTACTGGTGTTACACGATGCCATACAAAACTTGGAAAAACAATTATAGAACCACGAGGTCGTATTTCAATACACTCTTTTGTAGTCTTGCCTTTTGTCCATTCTGTATCCATTGAATTTCTAAAATCAAATTCTAAATTTCCTCCAACATATTCCGATGGGTCAACTAAAGAAACTGTTACTGATAATTTTCTTATTTTACCGTGATCTGGTGGCCAAGTGCCATCTGCATTTTGAGGTCGTTGATAAGGTTGATCCCAACTATCACAATGCCAGCCATAATATTGGCCAATTCCATATTTTGTAAATTGAGATGATTCAGTCCAATCCCAATCAAAGTTCCAACCTGCTAATCTATTTGCATCGTGAATATAAGGTTGAATCTCTTTATAGATCCAACGATCATTCATCCAAACAACGTCTGATTTTCTTTTCTTTTGAATATTCTTTACGTCTTTTTTATCTAACTTGCCTTTTGTTTTAATAATATTTTCAACACCACCTGTAACGGCCATTTCGGCTTGATGTTTTTTACCGTAATTGAGAATGTCATCACACAACTTTGGTGACAACGCTGATTGAAAATAGTAGTAGTAATTTTTTAGATTCATTATGTAATTTCTATTTCATTAATATAACATATTTATAAGCTTTTGTAAAGCGATCTTAATTATTGGAATTTGTATCTTATTAATACTATACCTGAACCGCCGGCAGCTCCTGCATTTGCTGGTGGTCCACCTGATCCACCACCTCCACCGCCTGTATTTGCTGTGCCTGCTGTTCCTAAAGCAGGGCTTAGACCTTCTTTTGAGGCCGCTCCGCCACCTCCTGGCCCTCCTGCACCTAC